TCTCTATCAGTAAACCACCGATAATAAACCTCATCTAATTTTTGTGTTCTGTCGTTTGATGGTGTCAATGGATTGATGCAAACGCTATTCATTACCAAATCGGAAAAACGATTAAATACCATTATGTTCTCGGTAATTAATTGATGGATTGGTTTTGGTGTGCCGGATCCCTCAATTGCCCATCCCGCCGATTGTACATAAGCGGAGCCGGTATTGATCCATATAATTTTGAATCCCGCGCCCGATGGCCCATCGCCAAAAAATATATCGCTAATTTCATATGTATTTGAATCAACCTCATTCCCGCCCGAATCAATTGCGATGCTATTGCTCGCGGTATTATTTATGATTTGGCCATCTTCAATTAAATAAACTTTAAAATCACTAACTTTTAAACCAACCTCAAAATTACCAAATACCGCATTATTTGATTGATCAACCTCAACACCGGATGTTAAAACAATTTTTGCCTCTGTTATATTGTCGGATAAAATTCGTAAATATCCATCATTGGGAATTTGATCGGTTACAATATCAAATGATACGGATGATTCTGCGGTTGATCCAACATCGCCGCCGCAATACATAATATCTGATGCGATTTTTACTCGGTTTGATGAATTGGTTGTCCAATCGGCAGAAATATCACCGGATGTACCATTTGGCATATCATCCGCATTTAATATCAATGGCCCCAAATCGGTATTATCTAATCCATATTGATTAATCTGTAAATATCTATCATCACCACTAACACCGGAATCGGCATCCATCCATATTTTAATTGGCAACCTAAAAAATCGCGCTTGGAATGTTTGCGCTGCTCCGGTTACATTATTTGATTTTTTTCTCAATATAAATGTTACCGATACTTGAAATCGATAGCGATAATCACTCGCACTTGCATCAACTAACCCGCCCAAATTTGGCGCGGATGTAAATCCCAATGATGCCCATCCATTGGTTATCGGATTTAAATTTAATGTTCCGTTTGATGTAGGGAGAAAAAATGGCCCATATGTTTGATTGAATTGATATGATGTAAACGATCCGCCCATATATGTAAGAGCGGGAGCGGGAATGAATGAATTAAAAAACAATGGATAAATGTTCCCATCAGATGATGCACCGGCTGCATTCCATTTTACCTCTGCTTTGTGCAATGGTGATGAATAACTAATTTGCCGTTTAAAAAACCCCGCGCGCCCGGCGGTATCATTCATTGGATTTGTTGGCCCATATTCACCCCAACAATCGAATCGATCATTTTCTATTGTTGCCGGTGATGCGGCCGTTAAATTCTTTTTATAATTGAATCTATAATGTGGATCAAGTGTTCCATGCTTTTCCAAATTTTGAACTTGCTCAAAAATATATCTTCCCTCAAATAACATGATCCGCGCTTGAAATAAATTGCAAATAATTTGCATCATTTCGGCGGCTGATTTTGGTTTTAATTCGTTATCATCACCAACATCATTTAATGAATCATAATATAAGTATGTTAAATTGCATGGATCATCAACATTCCTTGTCATGGTATTGGTTTCAAACCATCTTACATAAGTTTGAATAAATACATCAGATGCATCCCATAAATTTGGGATTCCAACAATACTTAAAATGTCATAAATCCATTTTAATATATTATGTTTTCCCTCTTTTGCGGTGCCATCTGAATTAACAAATTTATATCCGGCTAATAATCCTAATCCATCGGTTGCGGTGATTGTTGTTTCAAATGGATAATCCAAATCCTCATATGATGCCAAATCTGATAAAATAATCCCCGCCCAAAATAACTCATAATTTGTTCCATCCGGCTCATCGGCTGACCATTGGCCATCCATAAAAATTTTAAGATTAAATCGGCCCTCATTACTTGTTCCCAAATCATCAATAAATTCCAAATCGGTATCATTCTCAATTAAAAATTTGAATGTTGCCGATGATGCTTTTATTAAATCATATGTTTTATCTCCTTGTTTCTCATATTGTATATCAACACCATTTTTGCCGGCAATATCAAAATCAATTACCGATCCGGAATAATCATTATCAATTATTTGTACTTTGTAAAGATTACCGATTAAATCTCTAAATTCCGATTCATATTTTACCGCCATTATCTGATACGATTTTGTCTGCGCTGCGCGCGCTCTTGAACTAATAATAAATCATTTCCGCTCACCTTACCGGTAACAACTATCTCCCCGCCTATCATGCCTTGTAATTTATCCAATGGAGCAATCACCTCCGGATTTGATGATGATGTACCAATTCCCTCACCAACGATTCCCATTGTTGGACCACTTACCAATCCACCTTTTGCGAATTGTGGTATCGGTGCCGACATAATACCGGCAATTTGTGCGGCACCCATTGCGCCAACTATCCCCGCCAACACAACATTTGGCAATGCTTTTGCAATACCGGATGCGGTTGCAATTGTTGCATCAAATACCGCCGCCATTTTGTCGCTGATGGCTTGTTTTCGATTTAATTCGGCGCGTTTTTTTGCAACCTTTTTATCCAACTCCTCCATTGCTGCGGCTTTTTCCTCCTCGCTCATCAATGATTCATCAATCCTCTTTTGCTCTGAATTATAGTAATTATCTAATTTTGTTTGAGCATTGGCAATTGATTGATTAATTATATTGAATGCACCTTGAACGGCCATTCCCCATGTGTCGGCAAATTGCAAAATTGTTTCGCTCATGTTGCTCATCTGCTGCCCTATCATCTCGGATTGTGATGCAATCATTTGCATTTGGCCACCTTTCAATAATTGCGGAGCCGAATCAGTTTGCCCGGTTTTCGCTGCTAAAGTGATTTTTTTGGTTTTTATAAGGCCGGTTTCTGATGATTCACCTCCGCCGCCGCTACCTGATCCAACTCCCATTGCTTGTGTAACACCTAAAACCGCATTTTTGGCCTTATTCATTCCATTTACAACGGCATCGGCAAACGATCCCATTTCATGCTCATAATCTTTGGTTTCAACCTTTAAATTATCTAATGCATCGGCCATATGTTCAAATGGATTCGGTATTGGATCGCCACCAAAAAACTCAATTGCTCCCGAAACGGCCGATATTAATTGCCCGATTGGATTCCATTTTATTAAAAATTTCAACATATTAATCAATGCATTTTTCCACCAATTAATATCAGAAAACCGCTCTTTTAATGCCTCAATATTATCCATCACATAAACGAATGCGGCGGCCAACGCGGCAACGGCTGCAATCACTCCAATCACCGGGAGCGATATTGTTGCAACTGCCGATCCAACTGCGCCAAAAAATATTAATAATGGCCCGGCGGCGGCTGCTGCGGCTGCCAATCCAATCCCTAAAATTTTTGTGTTTTTGTCTAATCCATTAAACCATTTAATTAAACTTTGAACACCTTGCGCCATTGATTCAATAACCGGGATTAATAATTGGCCAATATCAATTGCAACACCCTCCAATGCGGATTGTAATTTGGTCATTGTTCCGGCCAAACCCTCCATTTGTGTATTGGCTATATCTTTTGCAGTACCGCCGGAATTTTCTAAATTATTTTGTAATTCTTTAAACCCTTTTGATCCGGATTTAATTAATGCAAGCATACCCGGCCCGGCACGCTCACCAAACACCTCCATTATTTTGGATGCCGAATGGCCTTTTTTCTCTAACTGCGCAATAATATCACCTAATGGCAACATATTCCCCGCCGCATCCATTGTATTAATTCCCAATTCGCCGGCTGATGATGCCAATGTTGAGAGTATTTTTCTCAATGTTGTTCCGGCCATACCACCTTGAATACCGGCATCGGATAATTTACCAATTGCGGCGGTTGATTCCTCTAATGAAACACCCATACCGGATGCCACCGGAGCAACGAATTTCATTGCCTCACCTAATTGGCCTAAACTTGTATTTGATGATGTGAATCCCTTTGCAAGTACATCGGTGAAATTACCTAATTGTGATGCCTCTGCGCCAAATCCACTTAATATATTTGATGCAATGTCGGCGGCTTGTGCCAAATCCATCCCACCGGCGGCCGCTAAATCTAATGTCGCCGGCATGGCTGACATTATCTCCTCCGTACTCATTCCGGCCATACCTAAAAAAGACATGGCCTCCGCCGCTTGGCCCGCGCTAAATTGTGTTGTTTTACCCAATTGTTTGGCTTGCGCGCTCATCTTATCGAACTCCGCACCGGTTGCTCCGGTTACGGCTTTAACCTTATTCATCGATTTTCCGAATGATGCGGCTGCCACAACTGCGCCGGTTGCCAATGCGGCCAATGGTGCGGTAACGGATGTTGTTAATGTTTTCCCGGTTTTTGTCATACCTTTGGAAAACTTGCCGAATGCCTTTTGTGCTTTAGATATTTTTTTGTGAAAATCGCTTGTTTTCGCGAATATTGCAACATTAATTGATCCTAATCCCATTATCCTCGTTTTCGTTTTTTCTCTAAATATGCCAATCGTTTATCACTTATTCGCATACCTCGATTTTTATTCTTTTTGTCCCAATCAAATGGCCATAATTTCTCCGGCCTAATGTTGGCACCTTTTTTGGAATGTGGCATCAATAATGTTGCGGTTGATAATCTTGATCGCTCCCAATGTGAACGCTCGGTTAAATCTCTCAAATACATAAAGCCTCGCAAATGATTATCAAATTCACGCGGTGTATAATTATATAATTCTTTCGGAGATAAATTTAACCATCCAAATCCAACGGATTCCAAATCATCAAATGTTTCAAATTTAAAATCCGATTCGGGATCTGAATCATTTATTTTTTTTTTGGATTGCTTTTTTTTGGCTGCGCTTGCATATCTGCAAACACATTCATTATTGATGATAATGCATCCGGATCCTCATCCAACAAATCACCAACATCATCCAATGATAAATTAAATTCCTCACCAACTGAACGCGCGCCATCTTTTAAACCGGCCCAACACAATCCAATTGCTTGAGTCATTGTTATATCCTCCGATATTGCAGAGAGATCATTTAAGGATGTATTTGTTTCATCCCCAAATGCTCTCAATGCAGCAAATCCAAATTTTACCGGCCTTTTTTTACCGGCAACCATTATTGGTTGTGCCTCCATATATTATGATGTTGTTGTTTGTGTGATTCCGCCGGTACCCGCAATTGTTACCGAATACGATGCCGATTCTTCTAATCCCGCATTCAATGAAAGTGATGTAAT